TGTTGCAACAGCAGCAGATCCAGTAGCGAGAGCTGATTCAGACAATGATGATACTATGAGTTATTTTGCTAAGTTAGCAGCTGAAGCTTAAGAGTTAAATCGTTGTTCTTAGAACCCCCTTAATCGGGGGTTTTTTAGTTATAGCCGTTGTAAGACATTCCGTAATTTAGATCCATATGATCATGGATAGTCATTGTAGCTTTAGTAGGTGATCCATCTGAATACAAATGTTGAATAACGGTTACTGCACCTTTACTAACTGATGCATCAGTATTTGTGTGGCTATGGAATTGACTACCAACAGCTCCACCTTTTTTACCATTAAGATAGTCTGACATGGTGTTTTCGTCTTGGCCTATAGCAGAAAAGACTTTTGCTAGTCTATTATCAGAAGCTGGAGAAGTTCTAACTCGATAAGACTTCATAGCCTTGAACATCACAGCATTAAAGTTTTGTGTTTCTTCCATAGATTTTTGACCAGCTATTTGTGCTTGCAGAGATGCATTACCTGTTAGGTATGTTTTTTCTGCATCAATCGCAGCAAGTGTTTTCATAGTACCATCGCTAGATTTCATATAAAAATTTTGTTTATTATTGGCAGGATGCATTGGATTATTCATATTATATGCTCTGTTCTCATTTGCTAATGTCTCAGGCGTTTTGCCATTCACTGTCCAACCCAATTGATCTGTTAACCAGTCTGGTAACATATTTATGAGAGTACTCTTTACAATTCCAGCGAAATGTTTTAAACCTTCCCAAACTTTAGCAACACCAAGTTCAATTTTATCAAACCATGCTGGCATTTCAAATCTACCACCCATGATAGTAGCACCTTCACCTTCTCCATCGTATATCCACTTACCAATAGCTGATGCGAATTCAAATATCTTGTCTGTACCTTGCTTAAATGCAGCAGCAATTGAAAAATTACCAGGATCCCATGATATAAATCCACCAAAGATCTCTGACTTGCCAGTATGGTGTGGGTTATTTGATTGACCAGGTTTATAAAACCATTCACCAAGCATTCTCATTTTATGCTCGATAAGAGCAGTTGCAGAATTCCATCCAGTAGCAACAGCTTTAGTAGCATTTTTTAATCCTGCAGTAATCCTATCACCACCAAAATAACCTGCAACTGCGCCAATAGCCATTCCAATTAAACCACCAATGATTGCACCAGGGATAGCACCAACACCACCAAATAAGAATCCGATTGCACCACCGATTACAGCACCTAAACCACCGACTTTAAATGATTGCTTTATTGCATTCCATATTCCACTACCAGAACCACCTAACATCTTACCTATTGCACCTTCTAATCCGTCTGCTTTCCAACCATCAACGAAATCTTTAATCGCTGCAGTAGCTAATCCAATAGCAGCTGCTCCGATAAGATATGGCAACGCTCGAACTAACATCCACATTTTAGCTAATTTCGCTAAGAAACTTTTCTTCTTAGGCATTTTTTTATCATTAGGATCAGGTAGTGCTAACATAGGTTGTGTTTGGTCAACGACTTTTTCTCTTCTTTCATTTTTGTCTTCGATCATTGCACGTTTATCATCCAGTCGATCAGCTCTTTCTTGTTTAAATCTTTTAAGCTGGTCAGAAAATACCTGTGTCCATAAATCTAGTTGTAATACTTGAGTTGCCTGTGTTTCTTTTATTACATTATATATTGTAGAAATACCAATTCTTTTGTCTTTTGTTTCTATGCCTTTTAATTTCTTGCCAAATTTTGATTCTAAATGAGCTTGATCTGCTTGCTTCTCTGCCTTTTTCTTAGCCTTCTTTTCAGCAGCAGCTTCTTTATTTTGACGCTTAGCTCTTTTACCACTAGCAGTGAATTGCTCCGCAGCTATTGCACCAGCTGTACTACCTTTTAATCTTCGTTTAAAGTCCTCTATAGGATCAATAAATGCTGGACTGCCAGCCTGTGCATCAGCTGCACCAGCTTGTTGCGCCAATGACATATCTCTGAATTTTTGTTCTTCAAGATTGGAACGGACATTATCTTGATTCAGTCTTTTTAACTGATTCGATATATCCTGCAGTAGTGTTATATTATCCTTTGCCATTTTCCTTTTTTATCCTTTCGTTTTCTTTTTTGACATGCTCAGATACAAGAGATATATAGATTTCCCTTTCCCATGGTATCATATCATCCAATTCACTCAAACTAAAATTGTGCTGATGCATTAATGCAAAAGTAGTTTGGTAATAACTTGTTATATCACTATGAGAAAGGGCTATTGAAAAAAATCAGATAACCCGATTAAATCAACAGTGTTCTCATGTTTACAAGCTTTACAACTAAATTTTGTATTATAGTTTAATCGTGGAGCTTCACTAATAACATCTACTATAGCAGTAAATTGATCAGTGCTTAAGCTCTCTACAAATTCTACTAATTCTGCCATCTTAGAATCTTTAGCAGCATGAATTTCTTCACCGCTATAAATTGTATCAATTGATTTTGCAATCATATTGATAATAGCATCTGTACCAGTCACTCTTTCTTTCTCACTCAACCTATCTTTCATGGTTGCCCATCTTAAATCAAGAGATATATCATCTGTTAATTTAACATGTTTATCAGGTGCATCATTAAGGTTTTTAACTACAACCTTATCTAAATCAATCTTGTGTTCATTATCTTCATCACACTCTGAACATATAAGGTTTATCTTAACACCTTCTCCTACTGACTTACTTCGTAGGGTTATGAACATAAATTCAACATCAAAATTTGTCATTGTATCAATACTAATAGGTGTGTCTACACACGCCTTAATAATATCACTTACAGCTGCTTCAATAGCACTTTCGTTTTGAGATTCCATTGCTATTAACAATATCTTCTCCTCTTTGACCACGTATGGTCTGTATGTAACTGTTTCCCCTGTTGAGGGTATAATCATATCATACTTTGGTGTTACTAACTTAGGTAACATATCAATCTCACTCCATATTAAAAATTAAAATAATCTCTTAAACGTACTTAACGTATCTCTTCCTATATTTAAAGCGTGATTTATCACGTCTTCGAATCCATCTACTAGTCCAACACTTCTAAAATTATCATATTCCCATGTGATGGATACTTCCAATATACCCTCTCCTTCAGAAGATAATTCAACAGCTCCAACTTGTATTGGATATGCATTTTCTAATTTAATAGAATATCCTGGAACAAGATCATTGCCTGAAGATAACTGTTGTATAGTTACATCACTACAATAATCACTCTTATAAAATGCTTTATAATGTTCACCAGAGGTATCTATAATCATTTCCTGCCACATATCAAAATACTTCTTTATGTAATAATCATTCGTTAATAAGAAATTCATGGTTACTTCATCTGTCGCAGCTGAATATGGTTTCTTAGATAAATTATGATTGTGCGTGGCTTCAGTTGTAGATATTCTTTTCCCAGGTAATGTTACTGATCTACATAGTATAAACATATCACGTGGATCTTGTATAAAATCTCCAGCATGAACACCATCACCAGATATTAAGTTACTTAATAACGTGGCTGGATTGAATTGTAATAAACTATTCATACCTTTAGAAGGATGTGAAATATATACACCGAATCTATTTGGTCGTGCTATACCCCCTCTACGATTAATCGTAGACTTCATTGAATCTATACTTACTGGTAATGACATTAGTACGCCCTCTTAGAATCTGACCAAACTTTACTCGCACTAGCTTTCTTGAATGATGCTGTTTGTAAAAATATTGCTATGTTCCATTCCGCTGCATTTACCTTCATAATATTTGAAGTTACATTCGCTGACAGATAATGTTTAAAGCAAGGTTTAAAGTATTTATAGCTCTTTGTTGCCATAAGCAACTTATAAGTTATCTTGAATCTGGTGGTCGCATTAAACTTTTGATTAGATGCAACATCATTTAGTTTGTCTAAAAAGATAGCACGAACCTTAGGCGGTAGGTAATGTAGGTTGATAGCATGAAATCCATCCTTCGCTGCACCTACAACAATAGCTAATGGAAATGTATCGTAGTATGGTAACGTTTCTTTATGCTTTGGATTATATGTGTACATAACCATATCACCAGGAGATGCTCCAGCCTGTTTCTTTAATCTATCATCAGCCAATACTTTACCAGAGCCTAACTTACCAAGCTTTGCAACGTTCTTAGCAAACCAATTACTTGCTTCTTTACTTCGTGCAGCTAATCCTTTACGGAATGCTTCTGCTTCTAACGCATCAAATAGACTAGCCATTAAACGTCTCCATTATTGCTGGACCAAAGGTAACCATGATCCATGATATCATTCCTATAGCAACTAAGCCAAGTAACATCCATTTCATCTTGAAATCATCCACCATCATTTTAAAGCCTATTATCTCATTACCTAATATACGTAATGATAATTCTAGTTTGCCATCGTTATCTTCTTTATTCATAACTATATTTATACTCTTTTCTTCAGTGTTTTCCAGATTCTTTTGCCAACCTTTGTTTTACTTGCTTTAAATTTCATGGTCATGGTTCTTATACCCATAGCTTCTAATTCATTCTCAGTCCATATTTGAAACTCATAACCTCTATCATCAGCCCATTTCTCAGCATACTTCCACTTAGATGTATTCTTCATATAGGTTAATGCTTCGTTTAATTTTTTACGTTTAGGTGGTAGGGTTTGTGCATGAGGTTTTATCTCAACTATGAGGGTACGACCAGAGGTTGTTCGTATATGAAGATCAACAAAGTATCTATGAGGCTTACGATCAGTTGCACATATATAAGGTATAACAGTCTCCTCACTCTGCCACCACTTCACCCAACTTGCATCATCTAAATGTCTGAATGCATTTCTTTCCCATAGAGATCTATAATGTATCTTATCAATGTTACCATTATATTTCTCAGGATGCTTTGGTTTCCATTTACCTGAATATGTCTTTTTCATGTAAGTATTTATATAATCCGTATAAATAAGTAATATACAAACAAAGGTACAATTATGTCAAGATTAGACAACAATCCGGATTTAGCAGTTGGTATGTCCGCAGCTAGAGCCAGAATGAACACTGGAGAAACTCAACATTGGAAATACCCAGAAACCGTTGGTAACGATACTATTTATGATGACATAAACTTTAATAGTCATGAATCCAGTGAATATTCTGTGGCACGGATGAATCATGTATCTGAAACTACGCATGAACCATTTATGTTATTTGAGTTTATGACTATAGATGAATCGGCCGCAACAGCAAAGCTTAAGTATCAAGTAAAGTTAACTGACAGTATAAAGGCGTTGGTAACAGGTGTACTTCCTCAAGTAGTAGATGAAGATGGGAACAGTCAAGTTGCTGAAGGTGTGGACGTGATTGAGTCAGGTGCAATTCTTGGCGGCAATATTAAAAAAACTATAACAACTTTTATAAAAGATTCTAGTACACCCGCCGAAAGAAATTATACAGGTTCAATTGCATTATACATGCCTACAGATATTCAAATAAATGATTCAATGGTATATAATGAAGATACAAGAAAATTAGGAGCTGCCTTAAATGCTATGGCTGGGGCGGACGGAGATGATTCAGAGCTAATGAACTGGGTAACATTAACTGATCCAGCTGTTCTTGCTACAATGGGTGCCGCAGCTGGTATTATTCCAGGAGTTCCTGCTGCTCTTACTGCGGTAATTACTGGTAGCTTAGGTACTCTTGTTCAAACAGAAATGCAAAGACATGTTGGTAAAGTTATGAATCCAAATGAACTTGCAAGATATTCACAAACCGCATTAAGATCATTTACATTTAATTGGACAATGTTACCAGATAATGAAGATGAATCTGATCAAGTTGCAGGCCTTATTAAGTTTTTCAGAAAGTCTGCTCATGCGAAAAAATCAAGTTCCACATTAGTAACAGTGCCAGATCATGTTGTAACTTCATTTCATGGAGCTAAAGATATGATACAATTACCACCATGCTTTATTGAGAGTGTTAATGTTACATACAATCCAAATAATTCTTCATTCTTTAGAAGAAATAATTCACCAGTTGAAGTTGGATTAAGTGTAGCACTTAAAGAAATAGTTCCAATATATGCAGATGATGTAGAGAGGGGGTTATAATATGTATTTTTCAAGTATAAGAAATATAGCAATTGATATAGATGGATCTGGTAATCTAGATACAATGAAAAATTTAACAGCAAAGGCAAAGGTATCTAATGCATTGATTAACAATGCTGGCTTTTATAACACAATAGAAGTTATGGATGGAGAAAGACCAGATCATTTAAGTCAAAGA